GTCCAGCGTTGGCAGATCTAACTGTTTCTAGAGAATCAGCTATAGGGCTTAAATATATATCGTATAACTTATTATATAAATCAACACCAAGTTTGCTTTCTAATTTATTTTGTAAAGTTTTTACGCCGGCTTTTCTCTTAGCTATTGTAGGCGCAATTACTTCGCTAATCATTTCGCGCAACATACCTGTAAGACCTTCTTCGCTAATTTTTTCACCTAACGCTTGTGAAACTTCTTCTTGAATTGCTTTAGAAAACTGTATTTTAGATGCTCCTGCTCTTAAGTCTGCTTGTTGCTCAAGAGTCTGCACAGCGGTCATTCTAACGGCGGTGTTCGATGCAATCTTACCATAGAGACGTACCATTGCCAACATTGTTTGTGCTCTAGGATCTTTACCACCAAAAGCAACAAAAGTGCCATCCTCATTAATACCAAACGCTTTTAAGAAATCACCATAAGTGATATTCTTTTTTAATTCATAAGGTATTAACCCGGCTCCTTTTGACAATCTATCTTTTTGATCGTAAAATTCAGACTGTATTTTTCTAGGAATACTAAGTCCTGTTCCAATCAAAGACTCTCTAGCAGGCGTTCCTTCTAATATTGCCCCTTCTGGTAGCAATTTTATTAGTTTAACCTTATTGTCAAATATTATTTGCTGTATTGGAGAAATTTCAGGGGTAGCTAAATTAGCGGCTGAATTTGTCACTTTAGCAACAGGAATTCCAAAGAATTTAGCTGTAACTTCAGGAGCTAAATCATTAAGATTAGCAAAAGTCATTTTCTCTAAATCAGCTTGACTCATTTTATCTATAGCACTTTCAACCGCAGCGGTATATTCAGGACCTAATTTTTCACCCATAATATCTATAGGGTTTATTAAGCTAGATTGTCTATCTTCTTCTTCACGCATTTCGTCAAGCGTTGAATCAAAAGAGTAATCATCTTCGGCATCGTAGTTATAAGAGGTTGTTTGCTCGTCAATTTCTTTAGAGAACTCTTTAGCCAATATTCTACGAGAAATTTCAATTGCTCTAACAGGAAGGTACTTATTTATATAAGCAGCTAACGGTACACCAGAATTTGGATCGTATGCTTTTATTAAATCATATAATCCATTTTTACCAGTCTCAAGTTCGTCCATCATCAACGGCTTATCAAATCCCGGAGCATCACGCCTTTTATCTACTAGTTTAGAAACTATAGGTTTAAATAGTTTAATAATATCAAACGCGCCGGCAACACCTTTGCTGTCGTATATTGCTTGTACTTTTTCAGAAGCAACTGTTCCTTTATTCTCTTTTACAATTTCTTCAGCTTCAGCTTCCTCTTTGTCTACAACAGGTTTTTCTTCTTTTTTAACTTCAACTTTTGGTTTTGGATTTTTAGCTTCCTCTTCTTCTAAGTCAAGCTCTTCCATTTTCTTTTCAAATAAATCGTAATCTATTTCGTCATTGGCTAATTTATCCTCTAACTCGTCTCTTCGCTCGTCTATAGATTTTGAGAATGAAACGCTATTGTTAGATCCGAATACATTTTCTAATAATGACTTACTTGACTTTCCAAAGTGAGATGATCTATTGTATTCTATTATTGTTTTATATACGTCAGCATTGTCCTGAAACCTAAAGCCAGTGCCTGTTTTTTCAAGCGCAGCGTTTAAGAATGTTTTTGCTAAGCTAATTGAATTAGATTTTGCGCTAACAGTACCTTCAGCTAAAGCATCAGAAAAAGTATTAAGTACTTCTTCGTAGTTCTCTATATTGCCTTTTTTGTCTTTATATGCTTCAAGTCTATTGCTTATTTTAGCATACGCTTTTGGATCGTTTTTTTGCAAATAAGACAACAATTTTTCTCCAGCAATGTTTATATCGTCTTTCGAGTTTGTCTTAAGTATGTTACGTATATTGGCATGCAATACTTCATGAGCAAACACTCCAGTTCTTCCTCGTTCAATAGATTTTGGTAAATGAACTATAATTGCTGATTTACCATTACCTAACGGTATATTTACACCTTCAAACTGTCCAGCTTTGATTAAACGCTTAGCTCCGTCATATTCTTTTTGCTCGTCACCTGTAAACTCTTCAACTTTTTTACCATACTTTTTGCTCAAAGCATTTCCAATTGCTTCTAAAGCTGTGGCATCGGCGTTATCTCCTTCGGCGACAGTAAACTTAGCGTCTACTCCATTAGCTCTAGCATAAGCCTCTGCATTTTTTCTACCCTCGTTTAACTTCTCGGTATAAAATTTATTTCTAAAGTTTAATTGAGCAATATTGTACGCTTGATCGTCTGTTAGTGGTTCTTTACCGTCTTCTATTGCTTTTTGTTTTGCTTCAGTTATATATGTTAACCTAGTAGCATCACTCATTCCTTTAAACAAACCGTTAACCATGCTAGCTTTTTCAGTAGCAAATCTTGAATTATAGGCTTTAAACCCTTCACTTAAAGTAAATTCAAAACTTTTATTGTAGTCTCCTGCTTTTTTAGCATCTCCAGTACCTTCACCGGTTAACAATTCTTGTTTACGGTCCATAAGTTTATTCCACTTATCTCTATAAACATCTTTTGCTTTTTCTAATTGATCAAGTTCAACAGTGGAGTCTAAAGAGACATTTTTAAAGTCTTGTTGCAATTCCCTGGCTTGTCTATTTATATCCCCAATTTCATGCGCTTTATCTATGCTTACGTCCGAACCCAGCCTATTTAAAACTTCGTCTTTTATAGCTTCGTTTTCCGCTAAAAGTTCATCAACAAGTTTTTGTACTTGAGGCGATTGCTTGTCTAATGGTAATCCTTGATTATTTATATATCCAGCATTACCAGTAAGTTCACTTATTTTCTTTACTATTTCTAGCGATCTTCTTTTTTGTTCTTTATTAGCTAGCTCACTAAACAAACCTTGCTTAACAATTTTAGATCCGTTAACGGCAGACATTCCTCCACCCATTAACGCTCCTTGAGCAAATGATTCTAATCCGCCATCAAATAGGTTTTTGTTTTCACCCATTATATAGATGTCGCTCGCATTTCCTATCAACGTTGTACCAAACTCTGACAAACCTTCTAAGCCTGAATTTTTTAATGTTTGCGAAGTAGCTTTTATCATCCCCTCCTTAAGGGTTTTTGCTGGCATAAAAGATAAACCTTTGCCGATGCCTTTAAGTATACTAAGAGTACCCACGTACTCAAATATTGCTTCAGCTGTACCTTGAATAACTTTATCAGATAATTGCTTATACTCTGGTATATTCAATGTAGCCTTGTCTTTTTGTATTTCGGCTTGAGCTTTAGCGATGATTGATTGATCAGTTTCTGTTTTTAGAAGCTCGTAGTTAGATTGTAACCGGCCTATTGCGTCCTGTTGCTTAATAACATTGTCTTCAGCTTTTTCGCCATAAGCACTAGCAAAAAATAAAGGAATAGCAGCAGGTCCAGTTGATGCCATAGCTAAAGAAGGTACAAAGTTCGTAATTGAACTAGCTAACCAACTACCAGCCGTATCCCAGCTATCAATCTCGTCTACACTATATGTTTTTTGATATGACTCCGTTTCTTTGTCTAGCTCTCTAGCTAATTGTACTAATCCAAGAGAATCTTTACGCATGATTGCGTCTTGACTTTCCCCTGTTATAGCCGCCGAAGCGTAAGCCGCGGTATCGTCTAAAGCATTTATAACACTAAGACCTGTTGATTTTAAGCCAGTAACAGCTTGTTTTATTCTGTTATAGTTTGCTTTAAAATTCTTTATAGACGGATCGATTACTTTTGCAATGATCTTTCCGGTTTGATCCATTTCAGCATTGTAAGATCTGAATTTCTCACTAAGCTGCTCATGTTTTTTTGTTAGCTCTAAAGCAGTAGCATTGATAGCTGCATATTCTTCTTTAGAAGGATTCTTTTTATAAAGCTCTATTCTATTATCAAGATCTTTAGATTGCTTGTTAAAGTCTTCTGAATCTTTTATAAACTTAGGTTGGTTGTTCTCAAATGATTTTTTATAATCTTGCAGTATGGCAAACTCGGTTAATCTTTCGTTTTCACTAAGACCGCTAGCTCTACTAGCAGTGTATTTATCCATTGCGCTGGAAATTCTTTCTGAATTAAATTTCATCACCTCCGTTTTAGAAGGTATACCTAATTTACCAGTTTCTTTCCATTGATTAAATCTTTTGTATTGTTCTTCTGAATCAAAGTCTTCTATAGTGACATTACCTTTTTTACCCCAGTTAAGTAAACCAGCTGAGTTAAGCTCTTCAAACTTTTCAAGTTCTTTTTGCTTGTACAATTCATATTGCTTAACAGGCGGAACATCAAATGATTTTGCAACTTTTACAAGTTTGTTTACTGTATTAGGATTATTTGCTTTAGCGTTCTCAATAAAATTATCATCCTTTAACGTAGAAACTAGTTCTTGTACTTTTTTATAAGCGTCTTTTTCTTTTAGACTTACCTCGTATGTTCCAAGATTATCGTCTGTCATTGATTTTATTCTGATAGCATCGCCTACCATTGCGCCTTCAAACTTTATACCAAGCCTAGTAAACTTAGTATTTAGCTTATCTATCAGCTCTAATTCACTTAATTTTCCAAAATCTTTAGGATTCACAATAAGTTCATTATTGTCAGCCACCTTATTCATTCTTTCTTCAAGAGATTTTTGATCAGCTTGAGCTATCTTCTTTGCTTTTTCTTTTTTAGCATCTTTGATAGGCTTCATAATGTCAAAATCCTTAGCACCTCCAGCTTCAGCTATTAATGAGTTAAGCTTATTCTCGTTTGCTGAATCAATAGATTTCCAATCTATAGTCGGTCTTTTTGCTGTTGGTTTAACATTTGAGGCTCTCTTTTTGCCTTTAATTGTACCAAACCCCTTATATTCTAAAGGGTTTGTATACAAGCTGTTTTCTTCTCCTGTATTTAACATATTTCGATATAATAAATTTATTAGAATTCACCTTTTTCTACAGCAGCCTTCAATTCTTCTGCGGTATATGAGCTACCTTTACCTGAGTCGCTTATAAAACTAAAATTTTTAGTTGTTTTATTGTATGTGAAACCCTTAGGTAAATTAGCGTTTGTTCTAACACCGTCTTTTACTGTTTTATCAATAGCTTTAAGCTTGTTGGCTAATTTTAATTTTTTTGCGGCTTCTGCTTTTCGCTGAGCAGGTGTAAGATTTCCACTCGATCCAGTTGGGTTTGTAGAAGTTGGTTTTACATATTTTGTTTGCGTAACTATTTCATCGCCATTTACGTCTTTCATTATAATTTCATTATTAGTGAAATGATCAGCGACTATATGCTTTGCATAAGCATTAGTTATATCGCCTACCCTATCCGTTATTTCTTGAGCATTATTAATATCTTTAATAGGCTTAAGATTAGGGTTTTTCTTAAGAAGTATATCGTTGTACAACATAGCCAACCCCTTCTTGTCAGTTTGAATCATACCGTCAACATAAGATCTAGACTGCGAAACAACATCAAGGTGAGCAGACAACTTGTCAATGTCTACCTTGTATACTTGGTAAAATCCAGACTGCATAAGCTTACCGGTCTGGCTCATTACTTTTTTACCGACTTCCTTACTTTCGATTGTTCCATATTTTTCATCGCCAATCAAAGCCGCATTTAAGCCTTCGCCAACAGACTTTTTACCGTTTGCCTCTGTAACATTAAACACAGAAGTCATATTTGCTTTTGTTCTGCTCTTTTCGTCAGACGGTATAATGTTATTACCATCTAATCTTTGCTCGTTATTATTTCTAATAGCACTTAATTTCATCACCTTTTTAAACGGCTTTCCATCGGGCAATGTGGCGGAGATTTCAATATCAGCATCGTCTGGATCAATCTCACCTGTATCTCCTTTTTTGGAAATTTTAGGTATTATTTTTAATCCTTTGCCATATTTAAAAGCATAGGTAGTATCTAAATCATCAGAAGGTGTACCGCTATAAAAGCCACCTTGAACACCAATACCTTTTTCCAATGCTTTCAGCCTACTTTCCGAGAATGTTGCAACGTGCTCAACGGCCCCTGATAATGTATTTTTAAATTTTCTTTGCGCAGTAGATATTAAGTTATTTGCATTTCTACTCTTAGCAGGATCACTGCTTAATGCATCCGTAGAATACTTGCCTAGATAACTTTTCATTTCGTTGCCAAAAGAATCTAAGTCCATACTTGCTGGTGCGTCAACCGCGTCTAACAAATTATCAGATTTGTAAGCCAAATCAGTTTCAAACTTATTTATCTTCTCTCTCTCTAATTTTTGTTTTTCAGCTAATTGCTTAATAAAAGCAGCCGAAGAATCGGATACATTTCCTATTAGGTTTCTTATATGCTGCCCAGATTGGGTATCTATGAATGTTTCTGGATTTTCGTATGCTCCCATTTATTTTTATTTAATTTGTTTAATCTATCCTCCAAATTTATAATCACTAGATGTTGCAGGAGCAGAAAAAGAACCTGCGTTAAATCCTCCTTTTGCAGTGGTAGCAGCACCTTTCATTAATCCTGATCCTAAATAGGAACTAGCAACACCAGCTACGCCGCTTATACCAGAAGTTATTGCTCCTGTATAATCAGCTCTAGCTTGACTCGCTTGTGCTTGCGCTCCTCCTAATTGAGAAGCTACTCTATTAATTTTTTGCATCTCACGGTCTTCTCTGGCATTAAACATAAACGCTTGGCCTGCGGCATCAGCTGTTTGGGTTCTTTGGCCTTCTGACAATTGAGCTGTTTGTATTCTTTGAGCTTCTTGCATTTTAACTTGTTGCAATTGCTGTTCTCCCTGAGCTTTCAATTTTTCGTTTTCAGCTTCTTGAGCTTCTATGTTAGCAGTAACCCCTTGCTTTGATTTTAAAGCTGCTTGCGCCAAAGCTGTTGCTCCTCCAGCTGAATTGCCGGTTTCTCTTAATGTATCTAAAGTATTTGCTAATGATAAATCGGCAGTCTCTATTTGCATTTCAGCTGCTTTAACCGCTACGCCTAAATTAGCATATTGGTTTGACATAGCACCTGATGTATCTTTAACCAATCCTGACAAATCTTTTGTATTTGCATAAGGATTAATTATACCTTGTCTTTGGTTCTCTAAACTTGTTAATTCTGCGTTTAATTTTGCTGCTTGTTGTTTAGCTGCTCTTTCTGCTTTTTTAGCTCTGCTGGCGCCAAAAATACTACCAGCAATTGAACCTAGAGCTCCTATTCCGGCACTAATTGCGCCTGCTGCTACCATTGTCATATATCGTTATTTTTTAAAAGTTTGTATTCTAGGTATGACTCATAAGATTTGCATGTAAGCATATCCTCAAGTTTATCTATTTCTGTTATATTATTAGGGTTTGCGTATACGTTTATTAGTACAGAGTCTTCTATTGCGTTTATAACGCGTTTGGTTCCGGATGGAGCGTTAACATAGGTTGGCCCTTCGTATATATTAACTCCTTCGTCTGTAGCGACTTCAACAGCCCCACTCATTAAAAACCAAGTGTGACTTTCTTTATATAGCTTTCCAATTACCAATCCTCCTGCAGGCATAAACATTTCCCTAACATATATACCATCCGAAAAAGAATGCTTTAATGGAAAGACATCTGAATTACCTTTAACAATATAAGGCGAATCACTAGCGAGCATTGCACTCTCTAATGACTCAACCTTATTTATAAAATCTTGGTTTATTATTCTTGTTTCTGAATTTAATTTAATTTGATTATCCATACATTAATATGTAGATGGTTCGTAATTTGTAGATGCTGTAAACAATTCCTTTGGTTTTCCTGGATCTGTATCTGTGTCGGTTGACATTGTAACGGTTGCAAAATATCCTTTTATACCAGATATTTCATTTCCAAATAATACTTCTCCTTGGTTAGCTAAGCTTTTGTTCATTATAGCTGCCATGTATTTGTTTTCTTTTCTATCAAACCCAGCTCTATTTATAGGCGGGTACAATGTTGTAGGATAAGAACTTCCGTAGTTATCATAAGCACCCATCATATAACTAAACACTGCAGGACTTTGTAATACACCTGCTTCGTCAAAGCTGTTTGAATATGTCGATGCAAGCAAATCTTTACCCGTTGAATCCGATACAAATGAATCCACTTGCCATCCATTAGATCCTTCGTAGTTTATTGTATTGAATATTTTAGAAACGCTAGGATTTGTATTGAATACGAAAACAACTTTAGAAGGTTCTGTTACACCGTAGAAACTACCTCTATTAGCTGTAGTGCTATAATGTTGCCAAAGTTGGCCATTGCGCATTGTAAAGAACTTATTCTTTATACTAATGATTTGCTCCGGGGCATAACTAAAGAAACTTGTAAAGCCTTGAGTGGATTCGTCAAATGCCAATGTACTATAACTCCTATTAGGATCTATGGTACTTTTGCTAGGGTTTGTTTTGCTTTTCTGAATAGACACAACATATTGTTTGTTATGTATATCCCAACCCCCAAATATCTTGCCATTACCATAAACAGAAGAATCAACACTATTTAATTCATCTCTAAAGAAATCAAGCATTCCATATTCAGAAATCTCTGTTATTCCGTCTTGTGACAATCTTAAAATAGCATTGCGATCTTTATCAGCAAAGTATTTTCTATATCCATAAACAGCAAAGCTTTCAGGGTTTCTACTTATACCGTAGTTTCCAGCATAAGCTTGCACTGCGCCTATAACAAGGGTTGAAGATGTTATTGTTCCACCGCCCTCTGCAGAATATATTGCATCTTTATCTATCAATGCACGGCTAACTTTATTCTCTTGGAATATTATTAAGTTAGTGTCTTCCGCGTATAATTTCTGTATTGTACCATTAGCCGGATCCAATGACTTGGTTATATCCTCGCCAACCGAAAACTGATTTGTATTATTAACGCCAGTTCTTGAATTGAATACACCAGAATATATTAAAGAGTTGCCTCTTATAGCTGCACTATTGTCAGCATCAACTATATATGCTTTAACCCCAAAGTCGGTAGTAGTATTATTAAAACCACCTGTTATCCTAGCCTCTTCTATAACCCATTGTTTAGCAGGCGTATTAGTTACCCCTGCGACTGGAAATCCTCCGGCTGCTTGAGGTATGCCAAGAGACCCCGCCCAAACGGGATCCCCTGTGCCATTAACTAATTTCTTTAAAAAAAACGAGTTAAAATATTTTATTTCTATTATTGCTGGCATACTTTTATTATTACTTATTTACTTGTTAAATTACGAGTAACAGAAGTTACCCGGTGTGAAAGTTACATTACCGGCTGTTGAATAACCAGAACCTGTTCTTGCGCAAGTTATAGTCGCGGGAGATCCGGATGTAAACTGTATTAATCTTAGTTCATTATCTAAACAAGACCTGTACCTAGCTTCGCATTGTAAACCGGGAGCAGCGCTACATGTTAATGAGTAACTTCTACAAGTAATACATGCACTCTGGCATTCCGCTAATGTAGCATAAGTTCCGCTTTGATTTGGTACAACTTGACATCCGCCTTGTAATGGTACACAGTTATATGTAAATGCTGGTGTATAACTTAACATTATAGTATACGTATCAGTAGCCCCACCGGCATCAGTAACTCTTACAGTGACTCTATATAAACCGGCAGCTTGTAATCCAGTGTCTCTAAGCATTCCGCTTGGTGTTGCTGGGTTATTAATTATAGAAAATATAGTTGTGTTAAACCAGTTACCACTTTGCTCTGCTTCTTGCGAAACTATTGTCCAAACAAGATCATTAGTACTTTTGCCTCCAAGCGAATTAGAACCATTAACGGCGTTAAATTGATAAACATTAGTAACAGCTTGCGAATATTCAACAAGAGTATCTGTATTAGTTATGTCTGGCGCAATGTTTGTTAATCCACCTTGTTTGTTTAGTATAGTTTGAACTCCGTTTGCTTGTACCGTGAAATAGAAAACATACGTCTCAAGTTGAGCAGCATTCAACCCGTAGTAAAAGTAATCATTAGTTACTATCTTATATGTTCCAGGTGAACTTCCTGCTTGTATTTGAAATTTGCTTGTGCGTATATCGTTGTTAAGGTTGCGAACCTCCATTACGGGCATGCTAGTTGGAAATACCGGTACACCAGATAAATCTGTAAAACCAAAATTATTAACAACTGTAGTTCCTATCGAATTAGCTTCAGACATATTAAATGTCCATCCTGTAACAATAGCAGCTCCTCCTGAGTCAGTAAGAATTGCATTATTTAATTCACTAATTAAACCAACTGTTGATGTTTCCCAGTATATATCTAATTTTGATTCAACAGGTTTTGTTTCATATACGGCTAGATTTTGAACATCGCTTGTAGATACAACACCAAGTTGTAATTCTGTTGAAATCCTAGCTATAAGAGGGTTTGATTCAATTTGGTAGAACTCATCGTAGTTTGGCGGTAATGCGCCTGGATCAACATTAAATAAAGAACTATTTGTAGCAATCGTACTAACAAAAGCATATTTATTACCTGGGAATGCCTGAGCATTGCTGCCATCCGTGTTGTTTACTCTATTATATAAAGTAACACTACTTCTAAATTGCGTTTGAGTTGGACCTACCTCTTTTAAATCTCTAGGTACTTTATTTATGTTGTCATTTATTAAAACAGCATGAGCAGTCTTGCTTAACTCTTTTGTAGGATCTCCTGGGTATGCGGCCATAACGCCTGGAAGATATACATTATAATAATCTTGCTCTGTTTGTTTTACAACTATCTTATAAGAATACCAACCAGTAGGATTGTAATTTGGACTGTTAGGATCTCCGTTGTATAATCCAGGCCAACCCGTATTTACATCTGGACCGTTTGAAGGTATTGGATCATTAAATAAAACTTTCAATGAAAAACCTAGCCAATCTTTAATGTTATAATCATCTGATAAGTAAGGCACGTAAAGCGATGATGCTCCAAAGTCTGCAATACTAGATGTAATTTTATCTGATAATATTACTCCTGACTGTCTACCGTATTTATCGCCTAATATTACGCCTATCTGATAATTTCTATTTTGCTTTAATGTATGGTTAGGGTATTCGATTATGCTAGAACCTTGCATTGAGTTAAATCCAAATGGAAACTTCTCGCTATATCCTACGTTGTAGTTTAAATACTTAGGGTACGATGCTTTGTCCTGAAAATTGCTATACACAACACGATTGCTTATTATTTCTTGCCCTAAAGCTTTTAATGGCACTCTATCATATACACGGATAATATCTCTCTCTGGTAGTGTTTTAAACGGCTTCTTTGATTGATATTCGTATTCGTATGTTGTACTTGATCCGGATGCAGAGGCTATCTTAGAAACCGGTATAGAATCTACAACGCTAACTACAGGTGAATCCGACTCTTTGTATATTATTTCTACCTCACTTATTTTATATGCACTAGCTAAAGTATTAGCAGCACCTGGAAGTATCATCTGTAATAATATATTGTTAACTTTATTCTGCATAAACCTAACAATAGTACTTCTATACGCATCCTCTTCATCACCTGTCATAAAAAACCCATCCTGCTTTGGTATATAAGCAACCTGTGTAAATGGTGCAAATATTGAATATTCACCATCTTCAAACTTATATCTATAGCTAAATCTAACCATTTTGCTTTCTAGATACTTAGGATCCCCTTCGTACCCATTTTGCCAATAAGGATTTGCCGCATTATTAGGGTAGAGTTCACTGGACACATCGTACATGGATGTTTCGTATTGATTTGGCGCAATAGCTGCATTACTAGCTCTTCTCTTGTATAAGTTAAACGGGTGCAATGGACTAACCTTAGCAACAGATATTTGGTCTTCTGTAGTATAGTACCCGGCGGTATTAATAGCCTTAGATACGTTTATTTTTCTAGGTTGATTTCTGTTGTCTGTCCAAAATAATAAATCCTCTATTACGTTTATTCCGTATACTGGATTTGTTGTAGAAAAGTTTAACCAGGCTCCTTCTATTAATTTTGTTGTAGTTCCTGCTTTTATATCTCTAACATATATAAAGTTTTTAGCCGTAGGGCTATACTGTGGCGAAAAGCCAGGATTAGTATAGTTAGTTAAAAATATATATATTCGGTCTGTAGTATTATCAACAAAAGACCCGATACACTGAAGTAAAGGGCCTGTTGTTATTTGTTCTATTTGATTAAAGTCAACGACTAATTCGTTTCCTTGTGCATTCTGCAATGTACCAACATTTGAATCGCTAGACTTATTTATCTCAAGGTTAAGAGCATATCTGTATTCGTTAGCAGGTATTAATCTATCATCTACGTCTCGGTTCATTTTAGAACCAAGGAAGTTGTTTTTAATTTCCGCCATATATTTAGTGTTTAATCCATTTTGATTGTCCTCTTAATACTTGTGTAATCTCTTCAAGCTTTATATTAGACAATCTTATTTTTGCGTTTCTTAATTTAGCGCTCTTTTCTTGCTTCAATCTATTAACAATGTATTCCGGCTGACCAGCTCTTGTTGAAATGACAGCGTGTAATATATGTGCATACATTGCTTCTTCCGCCATCTTAGGTACTTTTGTATCTAGATCATAGGCAAGACCATCAGATATATATTCAAACAATATTGATATATTAACTAAATCACTTGAGAAGCTTATTTTACCTTCTCTATCGTTTATTGTAAATGTGCCATTGAAATTTGCGTTCTCAGGGTTTATTCCGTATTGTCTACCATAACCTCCGGAATAATCTATTCCGTAGTAATTACTGCCTTGAGCATAATATTCAAGAGTATCAGTTTTTAATGTAGAACCATTGTTTTCTTTCCATCTTTGTTCAATTATTGATGTACCCGATATATTGTTATCGAAATCATCTTGAATAGCAACTCCCATATCATCTTGAACAGGCATACTACCAGGATTGGATGTTAATCTAGTGGGATATATTGGATGTTTAACGCCATGACCGTCAATCCATGAAACTTTAACATAGTTTACATAATCTTGCGGCAGTGGTATAGAAAGGTTTTGAGGAACTGTTAGCTCTTGTGATTTTACACTTTTAAGTGTATCATAGCTAAATTCCTGCATTGCTCGTTTAGCATGAAATATAACATCAGTCTTTTTAACACTGCTGATCAATTTACCATTACCAACATAAGCTATCATAAAGTTATTTATAACCTCATCTAACGGAATGTAAGCATAACCACCGTAGTTTTCTTCGACTGCATCTCCATAAGCAAAACTATTAGGATCTAGTGGATCTCCGTATTTACCACCGTCAACTCTTTTTAATTGTACAACTATAATTGTATTGTTTGCCGGAGCGGTAACAAATGTTATAGTATTACCAACAACAGAATATGCTTGATTAGTTTCAGTAAACGAATCTGGCATACCGGTTGGACTGGTATATATTTTAAAGTTATTTAAGTTATACCCACTGCTATTCTGGTTATAATCACCATATACCAAATTGGTATCAAACGTAGTAGTAAAGCTTCTGTTCGTTCCATCACCCACGAAGCTCATTGCTCCTTCGTAATATTGTCTGTTTGTTTCGGTAATTAAACCGTTATTAGGTATAGGCATTGTCTAATTAGCTTTTAGAGTTTATTTCTTCTGATTGAGATTGTTGCATCGCCACTTGTACTACTTGAGGATCTTTTATAATAACACCTGCATACATAAGTATCTTTAATATCACAGTTGTTTGATCTGATTCGTGTAGTTCAAAATTTCTTGATCCAACCGCAGGAGTAACCGCTCCATTGTATGTAGCTGGGTTATAAACGTATTGTCCTCTTGTACCAACGCTAAAACCCCATACAGGATCTAATGGCTTTCTTATGTAGTTAGCCGTAATACCGGTTGTTATAGAACTTGGCGCAATTATAACTTTATTGTTCTCTCTTATGTAAGCTGGATGTTTTTCTGTAGAAGCTGTTAGCCTTGAATTTTGTATGTAGTAGAATTCACCTCTTTGTAATTCTTCTAACGGTCCAAGAGTAACGCTATATTTGTTTTTATAAGACAATGATCCCAATCGATATACAGGAAAACTATCTCCATATAAATCAACCGAAGGAAGAGCAAAGTAACTTCCTGCAGGATCTGAAACATAAGTGCAGTTACCAACAGTTTTAAATATAGATATTTTTTCTTCTATATGTGCAACACGATCAGCATAATCGCTGTCGCTGTTTTGTACACGTAAAAGTTGGTTCAAGTCTTCAAAATATTTTTCGAATATTTCAAGCTGTACCTGAGTAGCTACCGTGTTAAATTCCTGAGGTGTCATGTAACCTCGCTGCTCTTTGTTAAGTATCGATAATACCGTTCTGTAAACTGTATTTACATTTATTGCCATATTGTCTATTTTATTATAATATTAAAGCGGTAACAACAGCTACCGCTCAATATTAATTATTACGCATTATTCAAGTTTTTTCTCTATAGACTTGTATATCTCGACACCTTCGTCGGTCTTAAAATATGCCGCCATAGCAGAGTATGGGTTTTCGTCAAATGGTACAGTCATTAACTTTTTACCATTAGTAGCCCATTTAAAATCTCTTTGATCTTGTGATAATTTTATGATGCCGGCTTCAGTAGCTTTAATCGCAAAATTTCTAAGTTGTATGTTTTCGTCATTCGCTAAGTTTAAGAACAATTTTGGGTTCTTCTTAGCAAATACCATAATATCCTTTTTTATCTCCTTAGAAGTCATATTAGATACCTTAGATCCAATCTCAACACGTAAGATCGCTTCAGCTTGATCAATATCCATTGATTTAGCCGCATTCATAGCTTCTAATTGCTCTTCTAAATGATCCAACTCATCTTCTGCTTCAACTACTTTATCAAATTCATAATATTGTATATTACGCATTGGATGAAATAATGATAATAGCTTTTGTAAAGATTGTTGTTCTTTTGGTACAGTTAAGAATCCGTTTGAAAAAACAACGTGGCCTAATGTACACTCTCCTTTTTGATCTGATACAAATACCGATGATTGGTTTGTAGCGTATCTTAATTCTTTTTGTTCCCCTGTTTCAATATCAAACCATAATAGTGGAAACCTTTTAGAGTGTCTACTTGGTATTGTAAATGTTAATGGAGATGATATTCCTTTTAAGATATATGTTCTATCTTTAATTTCCCATTTAGCTGGGGCTGTATTTTGTTTTGCTTGTGACATGATATAATATGATTGAATGTTAATTTAAAAGGGTAAATTCTACCCCCGTCATTTCAACGAGGGTAAAACTACCATTTTTTGTATTAGTCAACTTTATTGAACAATACGAAGTTGTTAGCGCCTTGAACACATAAACATCTTTCAGACAAGAAGTGTACTTCCATTGCGTCTAAGTCAGAAGTATATGCTCCACCAACAGAACCTGTAACCCAGTTTTTCATACGTCTGTCATCAGCTTGTCCAGCTCTATAACGAACGTGTAAGAAAGGTCTACGGATATTAGTTCCTAAGATTTGATCGTATACTGTAGAAGTTCCTGCAGGAATCAATAATCCTTCGATACCTAATCCATTAGCAGAAGCCCCACGAGTAGATGCATCGTTTAAGTATTTCCAGTCAGTTTTGTAGAAATCGTAAGATCCACGACGGAAACCAGAGAAACCTAAGTTCAATGCCATGTCTTGTGAATTTTCGAACAATCCGTAAGCTACACCACCTTGAGCTCCAGAAGATAAACCAGCAAGCATATCATCAAAAGCAAGAGATAAAGAACGGTTGTTGAACAACATGTTTTCTTCGATAGCTCCTTGAGTATCTAGGTTTTTCAAGATAGCGTCGAAATCTCCGATTTGTCCACCGAAGTTAGTCAATACGTTACCTCTGTCTTTAACAGCAGCAAATAAACCTTGAGTACCTTTTTTACCAGCAGCTTCAGCAGCAGATCCAGTAGCAGCTAATTCTCCTTCTACAACAGCCATTTCTAAATAGTCTTCGAAACGTAATCTTGTTTCAGACTCAGCTTTTAAATACCAGAAGTATCCGTCAGTACCGTCTTCGGCAGCAACGTTTACCCATCCGATTTGTGCAGTATCAGATCCATTAACAACATATTTGTTACGGATGATAATTGGAGAGTTACTGTATTGAGTGAATGAAGGTTCGATGCTTGTGTAAGCGTCACTAGTTAAAGTTGAACCTTTAGAATACTCAGAACCAAATACGAAGATTTTAACTTCAGCGCTTGTAATTCCAGCAGCAGCTAAGTTAGCAGCAGTATAAGGAGCAACAGTTAATACACCTTGAGCAGTACTAGCAGTAACTACAGCTTTCACTTCAGCTCCAGTAGCTTGGTCAATAATAACGATTGTTTGGTTAATAGAAATTACATTACCAACAAAAGCATCAGCAGTGTTGTTCAATGTAATTGTAAGCTCGTTAGCTCCAGATACTTCAACAGCGTTGTAAGCAACGTGCAATCTGTTTTGTTCAGCCCAGATAACTTGGTCAGAGCTCATTGGCATTTCAGCACCTACCATACGTAAGAATCCAGATAAAGTTCTGTTTCCGTAGCGCTCTACTTCTGATTCGTAGATTTCAGGTAAATATTGTTGTGCGAAAGATACGAAATCAGGGTTAGTCGTATCTGTAAAGTTTAAATAGTTTGACTCTAAAGCTTGTGCTTTTTGAGAAGGAACAATGCTCCCAAATGTAGGTAATAATGCCATCTTTTTGTTTGTTTAATTTTAAAATCTTTTTTGAATTCTTAATTTTGAAGAATCAACACCATTCACGGCTTTAACCTTAAATCCGCCAAGATTTAATTCACTAGCGTTCTGCCTAGGCTCTGTAGCTATATTATTGGATTTAGCAACAATATCTTTAACAGCGTCGGCTTTACCTTGCTCATAAAAATGCTTGGCAATGGAATCAATGTTTTCCGCTGCATAGATAGCTTTATGATAACCTTTAACGTCCTGTACTTCACCATCCTTGTTTAAGAACTTCTTAACTAGATTGTTAATGTCAGATTGTTTTTCAGCAACAGTCTCAGCGTTATTAACCGCATATCTAAAACTTTTTTCCCCTAAGTTAAATTCAAAACCTTTGAATTCATTTGAGAACATAGATTTAGTATCGTTTTGGAAACGTTGATACTTCTTTTCATTAGCTTCTTGATCTTCCTTGTATCGGTTGAAAAAATCTAAAGCTTTCTGTTGGTCCTTGTTAATTGACGGTTTCAACTTGATCTCGTCATAATATTTACTTTTAACATCTTCCAAGAAAGACTTAGCTTTCGCAACTTCTTCTTTAAATGCGAGTTTCTTTTTTCTGATGTCTCGCTCATCATCAATATCTTCGTCGTAGCTGAACTTGTCATCCATAAGGAATTCAATTTCTTCTCCGTCTAAATGTGGTCTTGATTTTTTGTAGTATTCCTTAAGTAAAACCTCAGGGCTTACTTTTGTATAGTCTACATTAAGTCTTGTATAATCTTCTACAGTCCCCCCAGTCTCTTCCATAAAAGCAACAAGCTTCTCTATGTTTTCTGGTAATGGTTTGCCTAATGTTTTAAATTCTTGTTCAATCTCGATAGTTTGTTCCGGTGTAATTTCAACCGGTTCTGTTTGTTCGATCTCTTCAATAACATTTTCAGGTTCTATTGTAGGCTCTACAGGTTCTTGAGTTTGTACTTCTGCTACAACTTCCGGAGCAGCAGGTTGTACAATCTCTTTTTGTATTTCTATCTTAGTTACTTCCGGGTCTTTTATTTCAACCTTAGTGGTAACTTCTGGTTTATTTAATTTTCTAGGCGTAGGTTTTCTCTTTTGTAATTTGAAATCACCTTCTTGTTTAATAATTTCTGACATGATATAATATTATAAAATTGGTTAACTATTGTTTATGAAAATAAGTCGTTACTCAAATCCCCCATTCCGTCGAAGCTAGATTCAAAATCTTTTGGCGTAGTAGCGTTCTGTCTTTGATCAATTAATTGACTTTGTTGAGAACCTTGCATTTTTATACGCTTATCTTTTCTATCTTCTATTTCAGCAATCTTAGCTTTATTAGCACCGCCCTCTGCTGTAACAAGTTGCATCTTGTATCCAAACTCTTCAGCCATTAATTGTTTCTTAATTAATAACTCTTGTTGCAGTTTTTGAAGTTCTAATTGAGCTTTTGCTTTTTCAATTTGTATTTGTGTTTCAGCTAATGCTTGTTGCTTTTGAACCTCTGCCATTGCAGCAGCTTCTGACGCTTGAGCATTTGCTTGTGCTTGTGCTTGAATATTAGCTTGTTGCATTGCTTGCTCTTTTTCCATCTTCTTTTTACGTCTGTATTTTAAAGATTGGTTAGCTAGCTTAAGGTTTCTTATTTCTCTTAGATCTATAATATCTTCTAGATCAATACCGCCTGATTGCAACGCTATTTGCATATTCTGTTCTAACTGAGCTTTTTCTTCTTCGTCTGGTTCTAATTCTAAGAATATACCAAAGTCATGAATATTAAGCTGCTCTAATTCTCTTAATGTTTCAACATTAAACGTGCTTATACTTTGTTTTAAAGCGTTAGCAGTTAATGGGAATCTAAGTGAATCTGCAACCCTAAGAGTTATATTCTCGCATAGTCTTAACGTTAAGTATAAACTAGACTGTAATATATGTCTTGTGGCTGTGTTAGAGTTTGCAGCAGCCATCTTTTGCAATCCAACTAATGAATCCGCATCAGGCGTACTAGCATCTCTTGCTTCATTTAAGCCTGTAACATCTCTTATCATTTGTAAGTAATACTGATATGTAGATATTAAAGATTGTATTTTTGAGCTTCCTGCCGATGTTTGTATTTCTTGGATAGGGATTCTTGCTGGATTACCAGAACCATCTTGTGTCTGAGATCTACCAACAATACTACCAGTTTGGAAATACATATTTAATGCCTCAGCTGGATTGTAATTTGTACCGTTACCTAAATCAACTTCAGCTAAGCCGTCAACATCTATAAATACACCATCTGGTACCATCTTAGCTAACACTTGCTGTAGCTTAAGGTGAGTTATCTGGATCATATCAGCAAAGCTTGTAACTCTACTAACTAATGATTCAATTTTCCCTCGGTACATTCTAGGGGCGCATATCGCATAGTTCATTGCAACTCTAGTAGTATCAGCAAATGGTCTTGTCATATTTTCGGCCATTTCCCATTTAAGCATTTTATTGCTGCCTAATATCTTAGCGCCGCTATATAAAACCTCTATTGTTCTTGATGCTGTAGTAAAGTTATCGTTTGCTGGTGGATTAAATGTATCTGGCTTTTGTAAAGCTTTTTCTAATCCAAACTCTGTTTGCTTAATTTTAAATACTTGATTTGAATATGTTTTGTATTCAAAGTATAAAACTTGCACATTTTCTTTATCAAAGTCTTGACCGTTTATGCCTCTAGTATGATTACTATCTCCAGGAAACTTTTCAATTTCTTTTACTTCGTCATCAGTTAGATTAGGGAATTGCTTTTTAAGCTCTTCTAAGCTAACAGACTTAACTTCGCCAACATAATATATGTCTTCAAAGTTTGGATCGTCTGTGTACGAATAAACAAGGTTAGCTGGATCAACATATTCTAATGTAACGCCATTAGCAGGATTCCAGTTCGTTTTTGCGGCAGCAATACCTAATACAACTAAATCGTAGTTTAATTTTCTATTAAGCAATTCGTATTTGTTTCTATCTAATATATTTGATATAACTTCCTCTTCAGCAATCTCAACGGCTTCTTTATATGACAACTGTAGGTGCAATTCCAATTCGTCCATATCTTCTGGCAACTTTTCAGGGTTTGGAGAGTTGAATAAATTCATACCAAAACCATCTTGCATTTCTTTATAGAAATTTTTGTTTACCATATCCTCAATTATGCCTCTAGCATAAGCAGTCTTTTTATTTATAGACTCAGGATCTTGAGCGTAAGCTTTTATCTTGTAGTTTTTACTGGATATACCATTAACCACAATATCAACAAACTTTGGTATTACCGGAACCGGTTTCCAATCAAGATTAAGATATGATAAATCGCCATTTGTAGACATCTCGTCTTTATACTTAGCAACAGACTGTTCTCCTCTGGCATATAATCTTAAAGAATTAAAAAGACTCCAATTGGAACCCCATCTGCTTCCTACGCCATATCCAGCCTTATCTCCGCGAAACCATTCGTTCTCGATAGCTTTACCAACTTGCTGGCCGTATTCAGGACTTTGTTTTACCTCATCTGGTACAACCTGACTTGGGAAAGAACTATTACTATTAGTATAAATCATTTATTTTATTATTTTTGAATTATAACCTTGGTTACTGTATTTTTTAAAGTTTAATGGAACAGTACTCTTTTTAATATCTGCTGTAGGTACATATCGATGCCTATTACAAGCCATAATTGCCAAACCAGAACTTATCGAGGCGTCATGCTTTGTACGATTATTTATATTGAATCTTGCCCAGTCTTCTAATGTCTTTTGGAAATACATTGTTCCGTACTCATCTCCATTCAAACCAACATGGTCTTCTATGTAACTTTCGATTGCAGCAGCGTGAGCTTGTACAATATCTTGTGACGAGTTGGGTATTCCACCTATTTCTTTTTCAGTTACAGATAATTTAGCGTAAACCTTATCGGGCCTATTCATTGAGAATCCTCTATAACCTCTTCTTTTAAAATGATATAGTAATCTAGGTTTGTTATTTTCAGCTAGTATTGGCATACCATAGAATATGCAAGCCATTAAAACTTCTTCAAAGAATATCTCAGCTGTTTGTGGTCTAGCTATATATTCTAAGAAAAAATGATTTGCTGGAGCATCTTCCATTGAAAATTTGGTAAGACCGTGTAAAGCTCCATTAGATCCTCTTGTATCAACAGTTCCCGATATATCGTAACTATCACAACCAAAAGCCCCAACGTGCTCATTACCAGGGTATTTAATACCATTCCTTAATACTACTCTATTTTGTAAATGTGCAGGAGGTACCCACGATATTAAAAATCTACCGTCTTTATTAGGATAGAATTGAACTCTTGTATCAGGAATTCCATTCTCCCATTGAAAGCTACCTCTTGTTACTACACTTGTATTTCTTAAATCATCGTTGTAATCTATTTGTTCGTATATACGAGTAAGATTAAATAATGATTGTTTTGCTTCATCTCTAAAAGCGTGTTGTTCTGTTCTAGGAAACTGTCGGTAGTATTCGTTCAATCCATCAGGATCGTTCTTTAAACCTTCAACTTCGTTTTGCCAGTGTTCAATAACACCGTATTCAATCCATGATCCATCAACACCTTTTATCGGTTTTTCTGGAGTGTCGAAGACAGGTACGCCATAAGAATCAATGAATCCCTCGTACGACCATTCCATAGGTATGAACAAACTATATAATCCTGAACTAGTCTGTCCATTGCGGTTTCTTTTCGTGACGTCTGAATCATAATATAGTTTCTTAAAGTTTTCTCCTCCTTTATCTAAAGCATTTGACGTTGAACCCATCATACACTTACCAATAATCTTGGATCCCAAACGTAAACATGTTTTTGTTACACGCCAGTTATTTAATATATTGTCTGGTTTTTCCCATTTACCACTCTCATCATGTACTAATAGCTTTAGCTTTTCACCATCATAAGAGTTATCCCCTGTGTTCTTCCAGTCAATTGTTGTATCCAAACCATCAAGCTCAATAAGCTCTTCGTTTGAATCTAATTTCTTTCTTGTAAATTTCGATGCAGGAATACGATACGCCAACTCTGTTTTAGGTCGGTCCATACCATCTTGGATAGGTTTAAAAAAGAAAGGGTAGTTAACAGATATAGGAACAACCTTGTCTGTAAACATTTTCTTAGCATCACCTCCTGATTTTGATAATATACCAAAACGTGCATCACTTGATATTGTGGCTTGGTTAACTAGTTCCGCAGATGACATAAATGAAAATCCAGAACGTCTATTCTTTAAATAACACATTCCGTAACATCTATTATCTGCTATACACGCTTCCCAAAATATAAAGAACAATCTGTTTGATTCCCTGAAATCAGGTGCACCAACGTCTATCTTGCTCCATTGCAAGTACATATAATGTGTACCGGTTATGTATGATGGTTTACCGTTACTGTAGTAAAAGAAACCCTCATCTCTATATTTGAATTCGTAATCGATATAGTCATAATACCTTTCCTTAAAATGGTCAGGTTGCTTATTCCAATCGAATACACTTTTAATCTTTTCTAATTCTTTAGGATATGGAGCTTGTTCCCAATATTGTTCTTCTGGTTTATCAGATCTCTTATAAACATCTTCCGCTAATGGCAAAGCTATCTTAAGATTTTGTATCTCATATATTTCGCCAATCTTACCGGTTTTGCTTATAACAACTATATCGTGCTCTTTATCGTAACCGTAAGCCCAAAGCTTATGTTTGTTCTTATGGTTTATTACTTTTGGTTTTATATACTCATCGAGTACTTTAAAC